GGCGGGGAGGGGGTGGCCGTGGAGGGCGTGGGCGAACAGCTCGACGAGGCCGTACCGTTCGGTCACCTTCGCGGTGACGGTGGTGGCCTTGGTGCGGGCGGTCTGGATGATGTCGACCGTGCACGTTTCGACGATGTTGATCTCGGCCGTCGGGTCGCCGTAGTCCCCGTTGCCGTTGGTGTCCAGCCCGATGGACAGGGCCTCGGTGATGACGCCGAACGGGGGCTCCTGCCCGGGGCGTGGCCCGTCGCGGAAGAACGGCACCGACGTGCCGAGCGATTCCAGGCGGGCCTTCAGTGCGCCCGCGGTGGTGGCGGCCATCAGCGGCCGCCCCGGATCCTGGACAAGTTGGACCGGAAGAAGATGTCGGTCATCTCGATCGCCGGGCGCATGAACGGCTGCGCCTTCGTGCCCGGGTGGTTCACGAAGGCGACCGGGTGCCGGGCGCCGGGCCAGAACAGCGCCTTCTTGAACCGGGGCTTGATGACGTGCGGCGCGGTCCCGTACTCCACCGCCGCCGCGTAGTTGACGTTCGTGCCCACCACGTAGCCCACCCGGCGGCCGGAGCCTTCGGCGCGGGACACGATGCTGGACCGGAGCCGGCCGGTGTCGACCGGGGCGCGGCGCCGGGCTTCGTTCTGGACGTCGATGCGGGTCCGCTCGACGGCGCGCTTCACGTCGTTGGACATGCCGCCCAGGGCTCGGCGTAGGCCGCGTTCGTACTCGCGGGTGTTGAGGCGGGCGCTGGCCGATGCTCCGAAGCGCATCACACACCCCCGAAGCTGGGTACGGCCCGGTTGATGTAGGCGACGAGGAGGGCGTCTGCCTGCGTCGATCCGGTGGACGACGACGGGGCGTCGGGCGTCGTCTCCTCGTCGTCGGGTTCGATGCGGACGTTGTTGCCCTCGTCGTCCACGTCGAGACCGGGGGTCTGCGCGGCGTCGGCGTCGGACGGTGCTGCGTCGGCCTGGAGGTGAGCGGCGAGCAGGGCGCACGCCTTGCTCACGAGGAGGGGCACCGTGTCGTACCCGAACTCGCCCTCGATGCGGGCCTGCTCCAGCCCCCACCGCTCGAACAGACCACGCCACCCGCCGTTGTACGACTCGGCCCCGGCGATCAGGTCGTCGTAGCCGCCCCACCGCAGGTGCACCGCGTCGATCTGCCCGAGCACGTCAGACGACGTCACCCGCCACGCCGACGACGGCAGCGACGATGCCGACCCATCAGAGACGACGGGCGTCACCGACGTGACCGTGCGGACGCGGCGCGGAAGGATGACCAGTCCATCCGCCGCCACGTCCGCCACCACCACCAGCGAAGTGGGCTCGAACAGTTGCTGCGTGTACCGGGTGATCCGCTCCGTGGCAGCAGCGATCCACGCGAGGACCTCGGCACTGGCGCCGGTGCAGCCCGCGGCTCTCGCTTCTTCCTCGGAGCAGTACGCCATCGGTCAGCCCTCGTCCTTCGTGGACTGCTCGGCCTTGGCGGCGTCCAGCTCGCGCTTCACGCCAGCCGTGACGAGTCCGCCCTTGGCGACGATCAGCCGGGCGTGGCCGCCCGGGTGCTTGTTCACGACCGGGCCGACAGGTGTGGTCATGCCCTCGCCGCCGAGCTGCCGGTACGCGGCCTCCGGCGCGGTCTGGCCGATGTCCCAGCCGGTGCCCGCCGCGTACTCCTGCGTGCGGACGACGGCCGGGTTGGGCTGCTCCTGCGGCTCGTCGGTGCTCTTGCTGCTGCGTGTGGCCATCACTGGCCTCCTCACGGTGTCGTGTCGGTGTGGCCAGGTCAGGCGGTTGCCGCGGCGAACGTGATCTGCACGAACGCCTGCGGGGTGTGGACCGCGACGTTCGCCCGGCGCTCGGCCAAGATGACGAGGGTGTTCGACGTGAAGTAGTCCGCGTGCGAGTCGGTCATGAGGATCGTGATCCCCTGCCGCTCCCACAGCGTCGCCCCGGTCCGGAACCCGCCGAGGAGCGCGGTGCCTGCGGTCATCGCCACGGTGGTGACGACGGTCAGGCCCCACAGGCGGGTCGCCGCGCCGGGGTCGGTGACGTTCGCGATGACGCGGAACTGGCCGTTGGCGTCCTCGTCGAGCTCGATGTCCTGCCAGTCCAGCGGGTTCATCACCACGGCCGTGGGCGGGTACATCGCCAGCTCGGCCTGCGTCTTGGCCTTGCGGACCGTGATCAGCTTGACGTCGTCGTTGCCGAGCGCGGGCTGGTACGTGCCGATGCCCGGGGTCGTCAAGATCCCCTGCATCTCAGTGGTGCCGTTGCCGGTCAGGATCTCCCGGTCGAGCTTGTACTCCAGCCCGTACGTCAGCCGGCCGTTGATGTAGCCCATCAGCTGGCCGTTATCGTCCGCGGCCTGCCTCGTGATGGGCACCCAGTGCGCCACGGTCTTGAGCGTCGTGGTGATCAGGTCAAAGCTGAACGGGCCGCTCATGGGCTTGTCCGCGCCCTCGGCCACGACCGCCGCGTTGTTCCACGTCGACTGCGGGCCGGACGTGTCCCGCATGTACTCCAGCGTCGTGCCGTCCGACGTCTGCCGGTCCAGCAGGTTCGCCACCAGCAGCGGGAAGTCCGGGTTCTGCGGCAGGATCCCCGGCACCCGGGTGTTCTGCTGCGGCTGCGTGCCCGTGGTGACGGTGCCGGCCGGGGCAGCGCGGTGCTCGACGGCGAACTTGCCCTGCTTCCCGTTGGCGCGGAAGTGCTCCAGCGCCTTGGAGCGGACGAACGCCTCGGCCGCCGACACGGGGTCGGGGGTGCCCTGGTCGTCGGGCTGCATGCCCGGCTGGTTGCGCTGGCCGGGCTGGGGCTGCGGGTCTCCGGCGGGGAGCTGCGCGGACTGGAGGGCCCGACGGCGGGCGTCGCGCTGGTTGGCCTGCTCGATCTTCGCGGCGATCTCGTCCGCGCGCGCGAGGAGTTCGTCGATGTCGCCCTTGTAGTTCTCGTCTGCCAGCAGGGCGGCGACCTCGTCGCGCTGCTCGGTGAGGGTCGGTGCGCCGCCCTTGATGGGGTAGATCGGTCGTCCGTCGCGGCGGCGACCGATGGGCCGGATGCGGGCGAAGTTGCTCATGTGCCGCGTCCTTTCGGTCCGTGGACGGCTCGCAGCCGCCCAGAGTTCTGGGGGTCTGCGGTCCGTCTTTCACGGCCGGTGGATCGCGCCCGGCATGCTCACGGCTTTTACGTCCGGTGTGAGCGCCCGGATGGCAGGAGGGTAGATCGATTCGGCGACGGGCGTCGTCGGGGGCTGCAAGTCACGGCCAGGACGGGCGTCTACCTGCGTCGATCCAAGATCTTCGCCAGTGCCGACGCGGTGGTGACCGCCACGAATGCGAGCACCGCAAGGTAGATGCGTGGCCACCCGTCCACGGCGTACGCAGGAATGAGCACGAGCAGCCCGAACACGATCAGAACCCAAACCATTAGCGGCGCCTCCGTCCGCCGCGCGCTCGCCGAGGAAGGACTCGGAACGAGCGGGAGCGGCGGGCCCACCTTCGCGCGAATGGTTGGCGTGTGGCAAATGCCCACCGCCACTGCGCGCGGCTGCGGAAGCTGCCCATCACGCGCCGCCGATCGTCGTCAGCCGCAGCCGCGCCGCACGGCGGGCACGCTCGGCCATGCGCCGCTCCTGCTCCACCTCGTGTGCGATCGCGGAGTCCCGGCCGTGCTCGCGGTCGTACGCGGCCAGCCGCTCAGCTAGCGTCGGCTCGCCGGTCTCGGTGTAGAGCGCGCCGAGGGCAGAGCGCACCGTCTTCAGCTTGCTGCCGGGGACGGCCGCCATGCGCGCCGTGATCTGGCTGACCTCCACCAGCCGAGCAGAGCGGATGTTGTTCAGCGTCTCGTCGCGGTCCTCGTCGCTCATCTCGGCAAGCTTCTTCCAGTCCGGCAGGTCCGTACGCACGAACCCCACGGACAGCTCCCGAGCGCTGCCAGACCGGGCCATGGCCCTCTTGTCGCGGCCAGACTGCGTGTCGTCGTACGCGCCCGCGATGTGCAGGAGGTTGCTCTGCTCGTCGGCGCGGAAGGTCCCGATCGGGTCGAACGGGCTGTGCATGAACAGGTAGGCGTACGAGCCCTTGTCGATGCCGCGCTTGAAGACTCCCGGCTGGAAGGTGGTGCCGTACGAGTCCTTCTTGCCGTACTGGCAGGCCACGCCTTCGAAGGTGCCGTCCTGGTCCTCACCGACGCGGAACTCTGCCGTGTCGAAGATACGGAACTCGATCTCAGCCATCCTGGCCATGCCTCCTCTTGCACGTCGCCACGTGCGCGTTGACGTTCTGCATGTCGGCCCTAACCAGCACAGGGAGGGTGTTGGCCGTGTAGTCGACGTCTCCCAGCTCGAACCTCACGGGCGCGGGCTGCTGTACCCCGCATACGGGGCACGGGACTTGAATCCACTGAGAGATCATGACTGGCCTCCCTGCTGCTTCAGTGCGTGTTCGGCGTACACCTCGGCCACGCCGTCCATGACGGCCTGGTGGGCGGGGGACAGGCGCGGCGCGTACCGGTAGACGGCGCGGTCTTTCTGGTCGCGGCCGTCGTACTCGTAGACGACCCGGCCGCCGCCGAAGCTGACGTGCTTCGGCAGGTCGCCGTTCGGGTCGGGCATGACGGCCAAGTCCGTCTTGCCGTCGAACGGGCCCCGCCTGACTTCAGAGAACGGCACGCCAGGCGGGCAGTACGCGCCGCGGTACTGCACGCTCCCCGCGGGCTGGAGGATCACGGGGACTTCCACGCCCCGCAGCAGAGTGGCCATGGTCAGGACTCCTCATCGTCGAACTCGAAGGTCAGCGCACACCGGCACTGAATGGACTGGTTGGCGGGCGCGGTCGCATCCGCCGGCCACCGGGACTCGGTCAGCTTGAACCGCTTGTTCATCGGCACGGTGGAGCCCTGCGCTGCGCGGTGCGTACGCCGGGTCCGCTTGTCGTCCGTGGACACCCACGTCTTGCGTACCGCGCCAGCGTCGAGAGCGGCCATGTGCGACGCAGCCGAGTAGCCGCCGACGGTCTCGGTGCGGGCGATCATCGTGGCCCGGTAGTCGCCGAGGTTGGTGAACACCCGCTGGATCCGGGCCCGCAGCTCCGGGACGCTCTCGCCCTCGGCAACACCGGCCGCCAGGAGCTGCGAGCGGAGAACCTGCTCCGTCGTCGCCGTCACCTGCCCGGCCAGCTCCTCGACACGGGCGTCCAGGGCCCCGGCAACGTCCGGCTCGTCGAGGTCGAACGACGGGGTGATGGACGCGCCGCCGCGGCGCCAGGCCCGCTCGACGAACGGCCGCAACATCCGGGCGGTCTGCCGCCGCCAGTACGCGCCGTCGAAGATCTCACGGACCTTGATGCGCTGCTCCCAGCCGTCGGGGCCGGAGGCGACGTCCATGTCCGTGGCGCAGGCCGCGGGGACGACGTCCATGTCCGGCGGGGCGAGGGTGAGCAGCTGCTCGCGGGCGAGGGCCGCCGACTCGGTGCGCACCTCACCGAGCCAAGCCGCGCTGCGTTCGGGCTTCTTCATCAGCCGGTCAAAGTCGCGGAGCACGCGCTCCCGCTGCTCCCGCGCGAGGGCCTGGACCGCGCGCCGGCCGACGGTCTCCAGCTCGTCGTACGTGGCGTTGATATCCGTCAGCGACGGCGACTTGGGGGTGTCGTCGGCGCGCGTCAGCTCCAGACGACGGGGCGTCGTCGGGGCGTCGACCTGCGGCCGGGCCGCACCCAGCAGACGGGCGAGCGCAGCCTCGACGGCCCGCTCGACAACGGGCCCGACGTCCGGCGACGACGGGAGGAGACGGGAGAAGTCGGCGTCCCACGACCGGGCGTCGTCGGTCCCGGACGGGAGGCCCTGCACCGGGGCGAACTGGGCCCGGTACGGGGTGAGCGTGTTCTGTCCGATGCCGCCCGGCAGAGGGTCCAGGCCGACCACTGCCCGAGCCTCATCGATCATGTACGTGTCGGAGTACACGAGTGCCCGGGTCCGGTTCGCCTTCGAGTCCTGCGCTTCTTGCAGGGCCTCGACACCGGACAGATCGAACTCGGCCTCTTCCGCGTCGGACGGCAGCATGACGCGGTCGATCTCCGAGCCGATGATCTCCAGCTTCGGTTTGATCGTGTCTGACCACAGCGTCGTCTTGGCCGCGGTCCGGTTCTCGTACGTGGTGCCGGCGGCCAGGTAGTCGTGGGGGATGCCGAACGCCATCATGACCTCGGCGGCGTTCGCTACGCGGGACTCGAGGTAGTCCATCTCTTCGGCGGTCAGGCCGACGCGGGCGTACGAGACGGGGGTACCGCCGCCGGGCGGGCTGGACACCAGCAGGTTCTTGCCCGCGTTCGCCGGGCCCTGCATGCTGCTGCGCCACGCCGCGCGGGCGGCTGCGAACTGCTGCTCGTCCATCTGCCCGAGGTAGACGACGCCGCTGGGATTGGCGCCGTTCTTGTAGCTGGAGCGCTGCCACTCGCGGGCGTAGGCGTCCATGTCGACGGCGTGCCGCGCCGCTTTCCACGGGGCCAGGCAGCCCAGCGGGTCGAACGGATGCGGATACCTGAGCCACAGCATCTCTTCGGGCAGGACAGGGACCTGTGTCCCGTCCGCGCGGCGGATGATGAACCCGAGCAGGTTGGCCATCGTCGGCCGCTGCGCCAAAGGTTTGTCGACGATGACGTCGACCTGGTCGAACACGATGTGCGCCTCAGTCACCGGGCCGAGGCCGGTCTCCCCGCGGTCCAGCCACACGAACGACTGCCCGGCCAACTCACCCTGCTGGAGGACGAGGGACTTGAACACCCTCGCGCTCATCAGGGGGTTGGGGCGCTTGTTGAACAGCTGCGCGACGTCGTGGCCCTCGATCAGCGAGCCGTCCGGCTGGCGCACGGCCAGCGGCACCGACGAGCCGTTGTCGGCGATCGCAGCCACACACCGGTACGCCACAGCCGAGTTGGCGTAGCCGCGGGCCTCCGCGTCCAGGTCGAGCGTCAGGGACTGCTGCCCGCCGATCGAAGCGACGGTGATCGGCCGCCGGTCCCGCAGCATGTCCACGCTCGACACACGGGTCTCGGCTGCGCGGCGCAGCGTCCGGTTCCTGTAGCTGCTCAAGACTTCCTCCTACGCGACCGCGGCCAGGTTGCCCGCAGGCGCGAGCATCAGATCAGTGAGGGCCCACACCATGGCGTCGAGCCGGTCGGGGCTGTCGTCGCCCGGCACCCACGTCACCAGCTGCTCCTCCAGATCGGGCAGGCTCGTGACGATGTGCGCGGCCAGCTGGTCGAACACGGCGGCCACCGGCTCCGCGCGGGTCTGCTTGCCGCGGGTCGCGGTGACCGTGCGATAGGTGACCTTGGCGTCGATCTGCCGCAGCGTCGTTCCGATCCAGTCGCCACCGTTGTTCACCTCGGCGATCACGGCGTCGGCCTTCCACGCGTGGTACGCCTGCGCGGCCTTGCGCATGCACTCTTCCGGCGACATCCGCCCCGACAGGTCGTCGAGGACGTAGCCGTGACGGCGGGCAAAGCCGTTCCGGTCCGGGATGTACGACTGGCCGAGGCCGGCGACGACGATGCCCATCTCGTCGGACTCGTCGCCGCCCTTGGCCGCCGGGTCGATCGCGACGACGATGCGGACCATCGGCGGGGCCGCGCCGACGCGGGTGGCGTCGAGCCGTTCCCGCTGCCACAGCGCGCCCTCGATGTCCTCCAGCAGCACGCCGTCCAGCTCCTGCGCCTCCAGTCGGGTGCCCGCGTACTTCTGGACGAGGAAGTCCCGCATGTCCTGCGGAAGGTGGATGGCGTCGCGGGTGCGGCCCTGCGTCACGATGACGTCCGCGCGGCCCTTCAGCTCCATGACCTCGGTGCGGGGCTTCGGCGTGGTGCTCGCGATGTAGTGGGGGTTCGGGCCGATACGCAGGCCCATCTCCGAGTGGGTGATCGCTTCCTTCAGGCGGCGCTGCGCGGCGACCTCCTCCATCCAGACGAGGCACCGGTTGCCACCAGCGCGGAGGCGCTCGATGTCGTCCGGGCTGTGGGCGCCGAACAGCTTGGCCTCGGCCCCGGTGGGCCAGCGGGCGAACGTGCCGCCGGCGGTGGTGCGCAGCACGACGCGCGGGTCGTGCGCCTTCAGTCCGGAGGGCCCGTTGACGCAGGCCTCGACGGCGTCGCCCTGCGTCGGTGCGACGATCGCCATCCGGTGCCCGCCGCGCAACCTGGGGTCGCAGGCCGGGCCGTTGACGTGCTCGACCATGTAGCGGGCGCAGCCGTCCGTCTTCCCGGTGCCACGCCCGCCGAGCTGGAGCCACCAGCCCATGGTCGGGATCTCGTCCGGCGGGACCTGCCAGGCGTATGGCGTCCACCGGTCCCACCGCTTCTGCCACAGGCGGGCGCGCAGCTCCTGCTCGAGGAGTTCCAGCTCGGCCGGCGACATGCCGGCCAGGCGCGCGTCGAGGTCCGTGATCACAGTTCGGCCAGCTCTGCAGCGAGGGCCTTCACGCGCTCGGTCATCTCGTCGGTGACCGTGACGCTCGCGCGGACGGGGGCGTACAGGCCGAGGAGCTTGGCCTCGTGGTCCATGGCGCGGACGATCGCCTCGGCCGCCTTCGCGCTGTTCATGTCGCTGCGTAGGACGACGGGCATCAGGCCGTCGATCAAAGTTTTGCAGGTGGCGAGCTGCCCGCCGACCATCTCGCCGAACGCCTCGGACGCTTCCTTGTGCATGCGGGCCCGGCCACGCTTCCACGCGGCGTGCGTGTTCTTTACGTCGGCGCCGATGCGCTCGGCGATCTCACGGAAGGTGAGCCGGTCGCGGGTGTAGAGGAGGACGACCTCGTCCTCCCGCGCTGCCGCCAGTGTCCGGTTCGTCTGTGGGTTCGCCATGGCCGTACCTCCCTGGTGGGAAGGTACGAAAATTCGGGCGGCCAGGATCTTGGGGGCTGCAAGTCACAGCCCCCGACGACGGGCGTCAGCAGCCGTCGTACCGCCACTGGCCGCCCTCACGCGCCCACGGCTGGGACTTCTGATCCAGCGCCGGCACGGCGTAGGTGTACGTCACGCGGGCCAGGTTGTCGGCCAGCTGGTCGACGGTCAGCGTCTTGATGGGGTGGACGCCGTACTGCTTCACGGTGGACTCGATGACCGGGCCGTACATGTCGGCGGGGATCTTCTCGGCGCAGCGTGCGGAGAGCATGCCGTACGCCTTCTTGGAGTCGGTGGCGAAGTAGGCGTCGCTGTAGGCGCGGACGGCCTTCTCCAGCGCGGCTTCCTCCGGGTCGCCGGTGGGGTTGCTGCTGGCGGTCGGGGACTTGGTGGGCGGCGTGGTCGGGTCGGCTGACGGGCTGGCTGTGGCGGTGGGCGGCTTGTCGTCGGTGCTGCTGTTCGACGAGCAGCCGGTGAGGGCGAGGAGCAGCACGGCGGCGGCCGTGACGGTTCTGGTGCGCATGGTCCCCCCAAGGACACGGGTGATGAGAGGGGGCCAGGGTACGGCGAAGCCCCTGCCGTCGGGGGACCGTTCGGCAGGGGCTTCGGTCTCAGCAGCGCCGCAGCCAGCGGACGCATCCAGGCTACTGCGGGGGTGTGACAGGCGGGCAAGGTCAGGCGGATCGGCTACCGCGCCACACCAGGATGGCGCCGACGATGCCGGACAGTCCGCCGACGATGCCTGCGAGTCCGAACGCGATCTGCATGGTGTCGCTCATGGTCATCATCCGTTCTTCGGGGTGCCGGGCACAGGCTTCGGCGGGGTGTCGGTGTAGCCGCCGCGGCTGGACTGGTACTCGCGGGAGTGCGGGTTGTCCGCGGTCGCGGCCTTCGGGTCACGGGCGGGCATGGTCTTCCTGAGTGCCATGATGGCGGTCCTGTCTCCTGGTTGGGATGGGACCGGGGCGGCCGATGTCTTGGCGGATGGCGGCCGCCCCGGGATCTAGTGGGCGCGCACCTGCTGACGGCGGTGCGCCTCTGCCGGGTCGTGCACGACGGTCCCGGCCTGGCCGATGGGCTCTACACGGAACCCCTCTCCGGGCCCCTCCTCGGGACCGTTGTTAGCGTTGGCGTTGGCCGCTGACGTGCAGCAACAACCGTCACCACAGGACGGCAAGAGGGGGAGAGGGGCGGGCGGAATGTCGTCCATGTGGACGCCGGGCCCGTTGCCGTGGGGGGTGCGCACCCCGCGGACGCGGATGTCGGCCTCGGCAAGGAGCGCCCGCACCTGCTTCGTGTCAGGGAGTTCGGCAGCCTGCTGGAGACGGGTCAGGAGGACGTTCTCCAGACCGCCCCCCGACAGGGTGCGAAGGTGCTCGGCGATGTCGACGGTGGGCTCGGTGTCCGGCTGCTCCTCGTCGGCTACCGTGCGGCGGCGGCCGGTCCAGCCGCGGGCCTTACGCACGGTCGCGGTGGCGAGCAGTCCGGCCACGAAGTAGCCGACCTCCGGCACCGCGTAGGCGGTGGCCCCGGCGGCGACGGCGGCGACGGCGAGGACGCAACCGCCCGCGATCCGGCTCGGCTCCGGCAGCTCCTCCTCCGTCGGCTGCTCCTGCGGTTCGGCGGCGGTCATGCCAGCACCCCGTAGACGACAGACCCGGTCCAGTTCGCGGCCTGCGCGAGTGGCACCGCGGCTGCTCCGGCGATCCCGGCGGACGTGCCGAGGCAGATGCCGCACCAGGCGCCGACCTTGAGGTCCCGCCCGTGCCGGGACTTCTTCGCCGCGGCGAGCATGCCGACGGTCAGCAGCAGGACGAGCGCGCCACCGGTCTGCGTGAGGGGCAGGTAGGTGCCTCCCCCGGCGGAGGTGCCGGCCGTGGTGCCGACGCCCCAGACGAGGGCGACGTCGCCGAGCCAGTTGGAGATCCACAGGACGCCGTCGGCGATCCAGCCGATGAGGCCACCGACGGTGAGGACGGTGAGGACGCCGTACGCCCAGGCGGCGAGGAACGGCAGCAGGGTGCCCGCGTAGCCGAGCGGGTTGGAGGTGAGCGCTTTGGTGCCGGGCCACCAGGTGACGGCGAAGCGGACGAGGAGGGCGAGGCCGACGGTCACGCCGCCGATGGTGACGATGGTCATGGGGTCCTCAGTGGAGGAGGGCCACGCCGAGCGCGGCGAGGGTCAGGATGAGGGCGGCGGTGCCAACGTGGAGCGGCACGTCGCGCCAGGAGATGAGGGACAGGCCGCAGAGGCCGCCGACCATGGCGAGCACGAACACGGGCCACATGGCGGTCACCCGGCGCGGTGCAGCGGCGACGGCCGGCCGGGCAGGTCGGCGAGGTGCGGCTCCTGCTCCTCGATCTCCTTGCGAAGGATGCCGCGGAGTGTGGAGGGGCTGGGCACCGTGAGCCCGGCGGCGGCGAGGGCCTGGCGCATGTCGCCGGTGGTGGGCCGGGTGCCGTCGTTGTAGAGGCCGCGGATCACGGCGCACCGCGGGTCGCTGTACCGGATCGGCTCGGGCTGCGCCTCGGCGGGCGGCAGTTCGGGAGCGACGGCCTGCGGCGTGACGGGCGGGGCCGGGGCGGTGACGCGCTCGACGACGGCCGTCGTCACCGGCTGCTGCACCGGGTCCAGCACGTCGAGCCGCGCACCGACCGCGCCGCGCAGCGTCTGCCACGACCGGGCCGGGAACATCACCCAGCCCAACAGGGGGATGTGCGGCATGCGCTCGGCGATCAGGCCGCGGGCGGCGCGCTGCTCGTCGCGGACGTCCCGGCGGTGCAGCTCGAACAGCAGCTCCACGGCGCCGGAGATGGAGGCGAGTCCGCACCCGGCGACGAGGCCGCCGATCTGCCGGCCGTGGGAGAAGTTGAGGGCGCCGGAGACGACGACGAACCCGAAGATCGCAAGCCGGGCCAGGCCGGCCGGGCTGCCGCGTTCGATGGCGCGGCGGGCGTACTCGGCGCAGATCAGTCCGGCGAGGTCGAACATGAGGGACAGGCCCCACGCGAGTTTGGGGGTCATGCCCCAGGCGGTGAGCTTGCCGCTGATGGACCAGGCGGCGGCGGCGAGCATCATCGTGAGGACGATGAACCATGCTGCGCGGATGGGGCCGCCGATGCGGCGGCCGCGGGTAGGCTCTTTGGAAGCCATGGGAGTCACGTCTCCTGTGGTCAGGCCCTCGTTCGGTGTTCGCAGCACCGGCGGGGGCCGTTCAGTTGTGGGGCGTCGTCGGGGCTGTGGGGCCCGTCGTGACGCGGTGATGGGTACCCATCACACGTGGAGGGTACTCCTCACGGGAGATCTCTGCACGCCTACTCTCCGGTTCGGGAGGTGCGGTTGTGGGAGCTGCTGAGGACGTGCGCCGTGCGCTGCTGAAGATCGAGGGCTTGCCGAACGCTGCCGACAGGGCGCGCGCGGCTACTGACCTGCTGCGCGAGTGGCCGGACCTGCACCGGCTGTTGAAGGAGATCCGGCAGCAGTCGGTGATCGCGATGAACGAGGCCGGTATGGATTTTCCGGAGATCGGGGTCGTGCTCGGGGTGGATCGCTCGCGGGCGTGGCAGATCAGTAAGGGCCGGTAGACGCGACGACGCCCCGCCGCCTACACAGACGACGGGGCGTCTGGCCTGCGTCAGCGGGCGTCGGTCAGTCTGGCCAGACAACGTCGTTGTTGGCGAACGCGCGGACGATCGCCGGGTCGTCGAGGTAGCTCTGAAGGCTGTCCAGCTCGGTGTCCCAGTCCTCTTCTTGGAGGCCTCTGATCACCTTCGTGAGTGCCCGCTCCTTCACTTCGTCGCTGGCTTCAGCTTCGACGAGGGCGTCGGCAACGGTGTTGAAGATGCTGTATCCGGATCCCCATCCCATGGTCAGTTCTCCTTCGTGCTGGGCTGGTCGGTCTCGTCGTGGGGGCAGTTGGGGCAGTCGTCATACGGGCCAGGCACGCATCCCGCAGCGGGCTGCTCCTCGTTGGCCGGCGGCTGGAGTGCGGCGTGCCAGCGCTGGTAGTCCTGCGGGGCGATGGGCTGATCACTGGCTTGGTAGAAGGCGTACTTCCCGTTCGATAGGGCGGGGGTGAAGAGGGCGAGGACTTCGCGGAGGGTGGCGGCCAGCTGGTCGCGGCGCTGCTCTGCCCGCTCGGCGCGGCGGCGCTGCTCCTCGCATGCGGCTTCCGCGCGGGCGAGGGCCTGCCCCTGCTCGGCTGAGAGCTGCCGGTAGTAGTCGACGTCGGGTACGCGACGGGCGCCGTCGGCCGTCGTCGTCGCGGCGTCGTCCTCGTCGGAGACGGGCGTCGTGTGTGCGTCGGCGATGCGTCGGAGCTGCGTCGCGATGTCGACGACGGCGCGGGTGAGTCGGTCAGGCACGGCGGGTCTTCTTCCGGTTGAGGGCGCGGCGGGTGGCGCGGTTCGGGCGGGGCGTCGTCGCGTCGTCGTCGGCGTCGTCGGGGATGACGGTCTCGACGACGACGAGGCGGGTCTCCCATACGGGCGTCGGAAGTGGGGCGCGCCGGCCGCGCGGGGTCGGGTCGCTCACCGCTGCGCGTCCTCGGCAACGGCGTTGATGCCGGGGTACAGGTCCGGCATCGCGAGGCATGCGTCAATCACCTCGGCGACGATCAGGCCGTCCTTCGGGACGCCGTCGTTCGGCGTGTGCTTGCCGTGCATAAGGCCTCGGACGTAGCCCATGACGGCTGCGTCGTGGATCAGGTGTCGCTCCTTGGGGGTGAGCGCACCGAGTACGGCGTTCACCGCGTCCGCGCGTTCGGCGCGTCGCTGTTCCATGTAGCTGATCAGGAACTCGGGGATGGCGGGTGTGGTCACAGGTACCTGTCCTTCACGGTGAGTCGGGTGACGGGGCGGGCGGCGGGCAGGCCGTGGAGGTCGCGGAACGCCTGCTCGTCTTCACGGAGCCGGTCGGCCATGAGTGCGGCGGCGTCCTCGGCGGCGGTGCCTACGTGCGCGCTGTGCGGCCTGGCCCGCTCCTCGGCGGCACGGGCCTGGCGGCGTAGGCGCCGGTCCTCGGAGAGCAGCAGGACGGCGAGGATCAGGAACGCTGCGCACAGGCACAGCGGCGTGATCGCGTCGATGATGCGGGCCTCGAGCATCGGGTGCCTTTCGTGGTGGGAGGGCGAGCGCCCCGAGGAGCGCGAACAGGAGGGCCAGGGCGGTCATGAGGCGAGCGCCATCGGCCCGGACGAGGAAGCGGGCCGGGACGCCCTGCGTGCCTTGCCCAGCGGCCTGTCAGGCTTCGCCGCGGACTGGCGGGCCATCGCCGCCTTGCACGGCACGCACGCGTCCTCACCGAGCCGCCGGTGGGTGTCGTAGCCGCGGACCGACCCACCAGCCGGGAGAGCGTGCTCGACAGCCAGGATCGCCCGCCGGCGGTCCTCGGTGCGCTGCTCCTGCCCGGCCTGGCACACCTCGCACGGCTGCTCCCGGTACTTCAGGTGCGTGCGGTACGCCGGATCGCTGCCGCACGGTTGCCGGATGCGGCCTTCGGCGTCGATCCACCAGCCGTCGCCGTGGCGGAGCCGGGCGCGGTCGGTTGGGGTGAGTCCGCCCCAGGTGCCCCACTGCTCGTCGGTGTCGAGGGCGTAGGCGGCGCACGGCTGGCGGAGGGGGCAGGTGCGGCAGAGGTCCTTGGCGGCTTGCTCGTCGGCGGGGATACGGGACTGGAACAGGTGGGCGAGGGCGGGGGTGCAGGAGGGGCGGCCGTGGGTGAGGAAGTCGGGCAGGGCGTGCATGGTGGCCGTCCTCTCGGGAGGGTTGGCGGCAGGTCGTTGGCCGGGCGGCGGTGGTGTGGTGTGCTTGGGCTGGGGACGGCCGCGGTTCGAGCGCGGCCGTCCCGTCGACGCTCACGGGGCGGGTCATGCGGCGCCGAAGTCCAGGACGCCCTGTGCGAACCGCTCCTTGGCGAGGTCGTGGTAGGCCGGGTTGAGGTCGATACCGATGTACCGACGGTCGAGCTGCCGGGCTGCTGCTCCCGTTGTGCCGGAGCCGGAGAACGGGTCGAGCACGGTTCCGCCGGGCTTGCAGCCGGCCTTGATGCAGCGGGCGGGAAGTTCCAGCGGGAACGTTGCGAAGTGCGCCTGCGGGTTCGGCGTCTGCGAGATCGTCCACACGGTGCGGGCGTTTCGGCCGCCCTTGCCGGGCCTGGAGTGAATGCCGACGCTGTTGACGTTTCCGGGTTGCCCAGTTGTCGCGGCGCGGGCGGTGTGGGCCTCGTACTGGCGGGCGTACCGCTGGTTGTGGGCCTCCTGGGCGGCGTTGCTTTCCTCACGGATAGCGTCGGCGTCGTACCAGTACCGGGGCTGCTTGGTCAGTAGGAAGATCTGCTCGTGTGCCCGGGTGGGTCGATCCGTTACGGCCTCGGGCATGATGTTCCGCTTGGCCCAGATGATCTCGGCGCGGAGTATCCAGCCGTCGTCCTGGAGGGCGATGGCGACGCGGGCAGGGATCATCAGAAGATTCTTCGGCGGAACCGTGCGCTTCCCTGGACGGCCCTCGGCGGTGAACGTGCGGCCCTTCCGCTGCCCGGTGCCCTGCCGTCCAGCTGAGCCGGGCGGGTAGGCGTAGCTGTCACCGAGGTTGAGCCACAGGGTGCCGTCGTCGGCGAGCACCCGGCGGGCCTCCGAGAACAGCGCCCGCATCGTCTCAACGTACTCGGCGGGCGTGGCCTCGAGCCCGTACTGCCCTTCGGTGCCGTAGTCGCGCAGCCCGTAGTACGGCGGGCTCGTCACGATGCAGTCGACCGAGCCGTCCGGCAGGGCCCGCAGCTGATCCAGGGCGTCGCCGAGGAGCAGCGTCACCTGCTCGTCGCGGTAGTACTCCACGATCCTTCTCCTTCGGTGGGTGGGTGCCGGTCGGTCGGCGGGTCAGTGGGGACTCGGGCAGGCGGTGCGGTGGCACCAGTGGCGGTGGCACCAGTCAGGGGAACGGATCTCCTCGTCGGTCGCGGAGCCGTTCACGCGGCGGTGGTGGTCTGTGAGCGCCAGCGGTAGACGGTGCGCTCGGTGACGCTGAAGATGCGGGCGACCTCAGCGGCGGGGAGGCCGAGGTCGGTGAGCTGAAGGCCGGCGGCTCGTCGTTCGGCGGGGCGCAGGCCCGGGAGGGTGCGGCGGGTGCTGACGGCGGCTTCGATGGCGTGCTCGTCGGCGGGGGTGTTGGGCTGGTGGGGGTTGCCGTGGCGGTAGAGGCGGCTGCGGTGGAGTTGGCAGATGCGCTTCTGCGGGGCCCGGAGGCGGCTGCATCCGGTGATGCGGCAGCGGTTCATGAGGCGTTCCTTTCGGTGCAGTGCGTGTGTGTGGTGCGGCCGGGGCGGGGGACCATGCGTTCGTGGCAGCGGGCGCAGCGGACGAAGGCGGCGGGCTGCTGCTCGTGGTGGTCTTGTTCTTGGGCGGAGTCGATCTTTTGGACTTCCGCGGCCACCACTACCTGAGGTTTGAAGATCACCCCGGCCCCGTCATGGGAAGACTCATGGGTAGTACCTGGGTTGTTCGGGTCGCGGGGGCCCGAACCATTCGGGTCGCGGGGGCCCGAACCCATACGGGTCGCGGGGGCCCGAACTTCTTCCGGCGCCGGGTCCTCAAGTTCGGGTCGCGGTCCCCCGAACTGGTTCGGGTCGCGGTCCCCCGAACTTTCGGTGGGCTCCTGCCACGGTGCGGGGCTCTTCCCGGACGGCCGGCGGCTGCTCTTCAGCGACGACTCGGCGGCTCCCCAGTCCGGTGACGGGTCGACCATGAGGACGTACAGGGTGGGCTTCCCGCGCCGCTGCTCGCCCTTGACGAGGATGACTCCGGCGGCGATGGCGGCGTTGATGTAGCGGCGTGCGTCCTTCTCGCTGGCGCCCGCGGCTTTGGCGATGTCCTGGATCCGGATGGGCTTGTCGGGGAAGCGGAGTTCACCGTTGGCGTTCGCCATGGCGCGCACGGCGTAGAGCAGGGTGAGGAAGCCGCGTCGCAGGGCGGTGGGCATCTCTCGCGACCAGCGCCATGCGAGGGCGTTCCCGTACGCGTTGGGGACGCTCCCCGCGGCGCGGGTGGCCTGCTCGTCTGTGCTCAAGGGTGTCTCCGTCGTCTGCGGTGGTGCGGGTGTCACGTCCGGGGCGGGGCTCGGGCCGGCCGCCCCGGACGGTCATGCGGGGTGGGTCAGCGGACGAACTCGGCCCGGCGGCGCTCTTCGGTGGCGCGCTGGTGGGCCTTCCACTCGGCCTCGGTGGGCTTGTCGGCGGTGACGTCCACCAGGGCCCCGTCCGGGCGCTGCGGGCCTTCGCCGATCTCGTCGAACGTTCCGTCCATGCGGCGGCCGCGCCACATCGCGCGCTTGGCCTCGAGCAGGGCGGCGGCGTCCTCGTTGCTGCGGGCGACCTCGCAGCCGGTGACGCGGACCTTGACCTGCGGGTCCTTCTCTTCGCCGTCGGCGTGGCCCGTGTAGCTCTTGGAGGTCAGCTCGACGATGGCGACGACGACGGTGCCGGGCTTCTCGAAGAGGCCGCGGCGCTGCTCGGTGGAGAGGCTGTTCTCGATGAACCCTGCGGCGCTGTCGAGCTTGACCTCGGGGGTCTGGTGGGCGGGGAGCTTGGGCATCAGAGGGTTTCCTTTCGGTAGGCCTCGGCCGCTTCGCGGGCCTGGGCGGCGAGGGCGTCCTCGGCGCAGACCTTGTGCGCTGGGGACCGCTTGGAGTCGCGGAGGTGGGTGGGGAAGCCGCAGTAGCGGCAGGGCTTCTCGGTCCATGACCAGTGCGTCTGGTCACGCCAGTCGAGGAGCCCACCCGGCGGGAGTTCCGGCGGGGCGCGGCGCCGACGGCGGCCGGTCACGCCGTGCCGCCGAAGATCGCGGCGAACGTGTCCTGCGTCCGCTCCCGGATGAGCCGGTCCTCGACGTGATGAGGCGAGACACACAGCGGCCGGTCGCAGGTCGGGGTGACCTTGCCTTCGGGGGCGCGGCCGAACCGGATCCCGAACGCGACCCGGTAGGCGGTGTGGTGCTTTCCGCCATGCCGGAGGCTGGGACAGCCACTCGCACTGACGTGGCCGGTCCACAGGAGGTGTCCGTCGTCGGTGGGCTGTGTGCGGTTCCAGAAGAGATCGGCTGCGGTGGCGGCGGCCTTGGGGCCTTGCTTGGCCTTCGGCAGGCCGAGGAGGGCGCGTGCCTTGCTGACCGTCTTGTGGTCCATGTGGAGGTGGCGGGCGATGGTTCGGTCGGGGTGGCCGGCCTTGAGGAGTTCGGCGACGTCGGGGCGGATCGTCATCGGGCCACCGCCGCCAGCTGCCAGACGCGGATCACGCAGCCGGGCCCGTCGAGGACGTCGGCGGCGTCGGTGCCCGCGTAGAACTTGCCGAGCGTCACGTACTCGACGACGCGGGCGTCGTCCTTCCACACCACGCCGGTCAGGGCGTCTTCGGTCGAGCGGAGGATCTTCGACAGGTCCGGGGTGACGGCCGGTCGTGAAGGTGCTGAGTCGCGGAGCAGGTGCGCGTTGCGCCCGGTCCGGTAGTGGCCCTTGCCGCGGGCGAAGGTGAACACCATGGAGGCGGCGAGCGGCCCGTCGAGGAGAGACCACGTGTCGCCGACGGCGTCGAGGGCGGCGTACTTGACGTCCTGTCGCCAGGGCTTGACCTTCTTGGAGGACTCGATCATGACGCCGCGGCCGACGTGCCGCTTGCTGCCCTGCGGGGCGGGCAGGCCGTGGACAACGATGGTGATCGCGGCCGGGGCCGCGGCCGGGCGGGGGGTCAGCCCGGCCGCGGGGGTTTCGGTGGCGAGCTGGGTCACGACTCGTCTCCTCGCTGGTGGGGGATGAACGGCCAGTCGGTGCGGACACCAGCGGCCTGGTGCTCCTTGCCGGGGGTGCGGGCGAAGTGGGCGGCGAGGCTTTCGGCCTGCTCGCGGGCCCAGGCGACCTGCTGCTGGTGCAGGACCTCGAGCGGCGTGCCGCCGATCCGCTCGTAGCGGGTGGCGATGCGCCAGGCGACGCGGCATGCGGCGATCGCGTCGGCGTCCGCCTGGTGCGCGCCGTCGAGGGCGACCTCGTAGTGCTGGCACAGGTCGGTCAGCTTCCGGCCGCCGCGCCGGTACTTGTCGACGACCTTGTCGAGGACGCGGACGTCGGCGATGAGTGGATCGGCGATGTCGAACAGGGCCGGTACGTCGTGGCGGCGGGCCTCGCGGTCCAAGATCGTGAAGTCGAATGCGCCGTTCATGGTGACGATCGGGATGCCGTCGCGGGCGACCTGCGCCAGTGCGGCGATCACCTGCTCGATCACCTCGGCGGCCGGCCTGCCTTCGGCGCGGGCCTGCTCGGTGGTGATGCCGTGCACCGCGCTGGCGCCTTCGGGGATGTCGATGCCGGGGTCGGCAAGCCATGTGCCGGACTCGACGGGCTGGCTGCCGCCGCACTGGACGACGCAGGCGGTGACGATGCGGTCGGTCTCGACGTCGATGCCGGTGGTTTCGAGGTCGAACCCGGCGAGGCGGCCGAGGTGCCAGCTCATGAGCGCACCGCCTTGAGCGCGGTGAGGAACTCGCGGAGCCGGGCGGCCGATGCGGTCGACGGGTGCAGTCCGCTGTTCTGCTCGGCGAACTGTGCTTCGACCTGGTCGGTGGTCAGGCCGAGCGGCCCGGCGGCGGCGATGATCTGGAACCAGATCGCCTCGATGTCGTCGTCCTCGACGACCTCGGCGACGTAGGCGCCTTCCTCGTCGGGCCCGTCCTGGTGCGGCTCGTCCTTCCAGCCGGACTCACCAGCCTCGTCGGACACCTCGGCGGCCTGCTTCTTCAGCTCCTCGGCGCGGGCGGTGAGCGTTGCGGCGAGAGCCTTGTCCATGTGCTTGGCGGCAACGGCCTGCGTCCACAGCTTCCCGACCTCGTCGGCCGTCTTGGCGACCGCGGCGAGTGCGGCGTAGTCCGGGCGGCCACCGGTGATGGCGACCCGCTCCGGGCCCGACGCCACCGCCGGAGCGGCGCCGGTGATCTGCCCGGCCATCAGCGCAGCCGGGGTGATCTCCACATCCAGGGTCGGCACCATGAACCGGGCCAACTTGTCCTTGACGATGGCCGTCTTCTCTTCCATGCCGAGCCACCCGGCGACGTACCCGCCGGCTTGTGCGAGGAGTTCGGCGGCTGGGGGCAGGGTGACGGCGGCGTGGTAGCCCTTGGAGACGAGGAGCCACTGGCCGAGGGCGGGGACGTCGCGGAGCATGACGTTCACGCGGGTAGTGAGGGAGCAGTCACGGTCGTCCGGGTTGCACATGCAGGGCCGGTCGGACTTCAGCTCAGTGACGCCGTCGCAGCGGCGCTGGCACTTCGATCCGGCGTACAGCTCGTACCACTGGGACACGGCGTCGCGCGGCGGGATGAGGACCGGGAGCCGGTTGGTGGTGGAGTACACCTCGAACTCGGCGGGGCCGCCGTTGGCGGGGGTCCAGGACTGGACCTCTCCGCCGTACAGGTCGGCGACGCTGGTGAGGATCTGCCGGGACGGGCTGGTGAAGCGGAACTCGTTGAGCTTGGCCGGGCGGGTCTTGCCGTTGGAGGTGGGAACGACGTGGCCGAGGCGGATCTCGCCGAGCTGACGCATCCGCATCTGGAGGTCGAGGATGGGCATCAAGCGGCCCTCTCTGTGACGGTGGTGGGAAGGACGAGGGCGGGCTCGACGACGGTCTTGGACAGGCCGGACACCCAGTCGGCGGCCTGCTGCACGATCCGGAAGGCGGCGAACACACGGTCGTCGCAGACGACGGGGATCAGCCGGTAGCCCTCCGGCCGCAGGTGCAGCACGACCCCGGTGGAGTGCGTGGCGGGCATCGGCACGGTGGAGCCGTCCCGCAGCCACGCCACCTCAGCGCGGCGGTAGGCGGACATCTGCAACGCGGCCTCGGGGTAGACGCCCTTGACGTCCAGTTCGCCGCCGGTCTTCGTGTCGCCCATCAGGACCGTGGAGGCCGGGATGTTGAACTCGGCGGCGATGAGCGGGGAGCGGAGCAGGTAGTCGAGGGTGCCGGCGTAGCCGTGGGTGCGGTTGCCGACGACCATCTCTGACGCTTCGAAGGTGACCTGCCACTCCTCGACGAAGCGGAGGAAGTTGGCGAGGTACGGGGCCATCTCCTCGTCGTCGGTCAGCTCGGCCGGGATGGGCTGGCCGAGGACGTGGGCCTCGATGATGCGGTGCACGGCGGAGCCGATGTCTGCGCGTTCGTCCTTCTTGCGGAGCGGGGCGCGGCGCAGCCAGTCGTACATTTCGGTGCGCCGCTCGGGGCGGAGCGAGGCGGAGACGAGGGCGGGGAGGTTGTTGAACGCGGTCTCGGCGACGAGGTTCGCGGCCCAGAGGGCGAGGACGTCGCCCTTGGTGGAGCCCTGGGACAGGATGGTGGTGACGCGGCGGAGCTTGTCGCCGGTGACCTTGTCGCGGTACCAGCCCTGGGAGGGCTTGGGGATGCGGTCGGGTCCGGTGGGTGCCGGGGCTGCCTTGCGGCGGCGGCCGGCGGCCGGGGCGGTGGTGGCCGCCCCGGCCATCGGTGTCGTCGTCATCGGGCATCGCCGCCCTCAGTGATCTCGGTCCACGCGTGGGGCCAGTCGTCGGCGGGCTCGACGTACGCCGCCCACCCGGTCGATTCCCCGCGACGGATCCACCCGAAGGCGAAGGGGGCTCCGGTGGCCGGGTGGATGGTGGTGCACGCCACGCGGAAGACGGTCAGCAGCTCGGGGGCGGTGAAGCCGCTGGCCTCGTAGGCGTACGTCCGGCCCGGCTGGAAGAAGTCGGGAGCGGCCTGCTCCTCGGCCGCCTCGTCGGCCATGCGGCGCAGCAGGTCGGCGGAGTCGCCCCGGCCGGGGTCGCACTCGTAGTCCTGCGGCAGGGCGTTGATCGCGTCGGCGGCCTCGCGCAGCACGGCGGCGCGGTGGTTGCGGGCGATGCCGCGGGCGTCGGCCATGGTGAACGCGGCGCGGTACTCCGCGATCACCTCGGCGCGGTAGGCGTCGAGCTTCTGCCGAAGTTCGGCGAGGGTGCCGAGCGGCGCCGTGTCGGCCCGCCCGTATTCATCGAGCAGTTCGTCGAGGGCGCTCATGCCGACCTCCTCGACGGCGGCACCGCACGCGGCCCCGACACCCGCAGCAGGCGGTCCGCCAACTCCCGCGCCCGCGGCCCATACAGCGGCACCCGAGACGACGCGTGCTCGGCCAGCCCGGCGACCAGCTCCTCGTACGGGAGACGTCCCTCTGGCGTCGGCGCGGCGGTCGTGTCGGCCAGCTCGTGCAGCCGGTCCCACGCGCCGGTGTCCTGCTCGTCGAGGAGGGCGTCGAGGACGTCGCCGACCACGAGGCGGGTGAGGGCAGCCATGTCGAGGACGACCGCGGTGGGGGTGGTGTCGATGTTGATCGGGATGGGCCCGGTGATGTGGTCAGCCACGGTGGTCTCCGATGTGGTGCAGGAGGGCGATCAGGTGGTGGAGGGTGCCGTCTTCGTCGGTCGCGGCGATGACGAGGAGGGCGCACATGCCCCAGGCGAAGCAGGCGGCGGCAAGGATCTGGAGCCAGGTCACGGCGTCACCTCGGGCAGGTCGTGCGGCACGGGCCGGGGACGCGGCGTCGTCTCGTGCGGGGCCTCGTCGGCGAGGAACGCGGCCACTACGGGGAACTGCGCGTCGACCGACCGGCGGACAGCGGCGGCCGTCTCGTCGGGCGTCGGGCCGTGGCGGGACGGGACCTCGATGACCGCACCCGACGAGGCGTGCAGGGCTTCCACGGTCAGCGAGTACGCGATCGGGTCCTCGTCCACCGGGCGGATCGCGACGGTGCGCATGTCGCGGGCGGCCGGGATGTCGACGGTGTAGACGAGATAGGCCGCGTCCTTCTGGCCGTTCTCGTCCAGCCAGTCGCCGACGTCGGCGATCGCCTCGGTGCGCGATGTCTTGGCGGCCGCCTCCAGCTCGGCGACCCGGGCCCGCAGCGCGGCAACCTCGGCCGCGTACTCCGGCGAGTTGAGCAGCCCGGCCGAGTCCAGGGCGTACGCCTGCGACGCCGGGAGGGTCTTGCCCTGCTGCATGCACGCGTGGATCACACCGGCCGCAGCGTTGATCGCACGTGTCGACGTCATGCCGACACCTCGTTCGCGTCAGCCGCCGCCTCCAGCACCGCCACAGCGGACTCGGTCGTCCGACCCTCGACGTCACCCCACGCCGCGATGTGGAACTCCAGCGAGAAGATGTCCGTCCAGAACGGGCCCTCCCCGTCGACCTCCAGCCGCATGGCCAGGACCGCGATCGCGTTGTCCGCCAGCAGCGAGTTGCGGTGCGGGTCACCCGACACGGCACAGCGCAGCGCCGCGACGATCGACAGAGGCCGCATGTGGTGCGGGAACTCGGCCGGGTTCATCTCGCGGTCGAACACGTCGGGGCAGTAGTCGCCCTGGTAGTGCCCGTTCGCGGAGAGGATGCGGGCCGCGGTGCGGAACACGCCCGGCACGGTGGTCGGCTGGACCCGGATGCCGGCCACGCGCAGCGGGCGCCGGTGGCCGGTGGGCCAGTTCGTCGGCGCGGTGGCCGGCGGTGAGAAGATGGTGCTCACGGTCCCTCGATTCCTGTGTTGTTGAGGTGTGCCGATGGGGTCGTTCCGGTCGGACGGAGCGGCCCCTCTTACGTGGGGATCAGGCGCTGATCGCGGCGCCGACCTTGACGGAGCGGCCCGTGTCCGAGCTGGCGTCCATCCAGGCGCGGACCTTCTCCAGGTCGAATCGGCGCTGCCGGCCGCGGAACGGCTCAACGGGCATCCCCTGCTTGATCCACTGAAGGACCTGCCAGTCCGAGACGCCGTAGTACGTCTCGATCTCCCGCATGGTCAGCAGGGGGAGCAGGCCGGCCGGGAGGGGGGCGAGTCGGTCACTCTTCTTCGGCATCAGCCCTTGACCTTTCTACAGTCGCAGTCGAATGTGTGGGCATGCTGAACCCGCGGTGGATCGGCCAGTCGAGCCCTTCGGCGATGAGCCATGCGGTGTTCAGCTCGCACCTGTCCCGCGCGGTGCGTCCCTTGCCGGTGAGCCGGCCGATGGTGGCCGGGCTGACTCCGCGTCCCGCCGGGTCGACCTTCTTGGTCTTCTCGGAGAGTTCGGGTCCGGTCAGTCCTTGCCGCTTCATCTCGTCGCGGAGTGGCTGGCCGTCGCCCTTGCGGAGCAGCTTTGGCATGGGTACCTCGTGCTGGTTGAGGTGGGTTCGGGCCTCGGTGTGAGGCTCTGCGACTGTTCTACAGTCGAAGTCGAAGGCTGGTCAAGGGGGAAGCTCCGAGAGTTTCCGAGAGATTCCGGGGCGGTGGCGTTCTTCGAACGCGCGTTCTATGGTGGAGTCATATGCCGCGCGCAACGGCGCGTAGCGGGGAGGCTACGCGCTGCACTAGATTGCGCCACGCTTCTACTTTTACTTGCGAAAAGTAGAAGACTGAGGGCACCCTTACGCATGTGGAGACCCCCAACACCCCCCACGCTGAGGACTTCGCACAAATCCTCAAGCGACTCAAGGACACGCACCGCGTCAGCGACAGCGAGATCGCACGCCGAACGGGCGTCCATGTCTCCACCGTCAACAGCTGGGTCCACCGCAAGCGGACCCCGAAGAACGAAGCCATCCAGGCTCTGCACGACGCCTTCCCCGACTTCTCCGTCCACGACCTCTCCGAGGCCGCCGGCCGCAAGGCACCCGGCCCACTCCAGCCAGAGGCCAAGGACCGCATCATGGCGGTGATCGAGCGGCTGACGAAGGAACAGCAGGAGATGGTGGAGATCACGGCGCGCGCGCTCGACGAATCCAACCGCAGCTGACCGAGAACCGGCCAGGGCCCGTACAACCTACGGGCCCTTTCGCATGTCCAACCCTAAATGGACTCCTTCACTCCCCGTAAAAATGTGCGCACGTTGTGCGCAAAGAGTGGTCGCATATTCACCTAACCGGATGTACGGTCGACCGCACGGCCACGCTCCCCCGCGGCTGACATCCCGTCGCCTGCCCTACGGGGGGAACCGCATGTGCATCCGCGTCCAGTACGCGTGCGTCAAGTCGAGCGTCGCCCAAGAGCCGTACGACGCCGGCCGCAGGGTCATAACCGTCCCGCGCTGCCTCTCCCACACCGAGCGGCTCGCCATCGTCCGGGCCATTCTCACGGAACTCGCCGTGCCCCAGTGCTATGTGGGTGCACGCTGCTTCTGCGGGGCGCCGATCGAGGCGTCCCCCAGCATCCCGCAGCAGACGAGGAGGACGGTGACCCATGGCGCGTAGAGCCATGAACAACCCGCGGCAGATCCGCAGCAAGACGTGCGGCTGCCCGCCGTGCATAGAGCGGTACCCCACCGAGGAGTACGGCGAGAGGAAGAAGCGCCGCGACTGCCTCGGCTCCTGGCAGGCCCGCTACCGCGACCCGGCCGGCAAGCAGAAGGCGAAGCACTATCCGACGAAGAAGGAAGCGGACGCCTTCCTGGACAGGGTCCGGGCGTCGGTCCGCGACCGCACGTACCGGGACCCGGAGCGGGGCAAGATCCGGCTCGGTGCGTGGTGGACGGAGTGGTGGACGGTCGAGGGTGAGAAGGGGCGCGTCACCACCAGGAACCGCAAGCGCGGCATCTGGACGGCGCACATCGAGCCGAAGTGGGCCGGGTACCGGCTCATCGACCTGGAGTACATGGAGCTGCAGAAGTGGCTCACCCGGGAGGTGAAGGGCTACGAGACGCAGAAGCGTACGAAGGAGCTCCTCGTCGCCCTGCTCGATGCGGCGGTGAAGGACGGCGAGCGGATCTCGATCAACCCAGCCGCGAACCTGACGATCACGGCGGCGAAGCCGGAGAAGCACCCGGACGATCTGAAGCCGCCGACCGCGGCGCAGTACGAGCTGATCCACGCGGCGCTGCCCGCCTACTACCGGGTGATCCTGCGGGACTTCGCGCACGAGACCGGGATGCGGCCGGGGGAGTACGCGGGGTTGCGGCTCCACTGCGTTGACGAGGAAGAGATGGTGGTCCACATCCGGGAGATCCTCATCAACGACGGCGGCCGGTTGCGACGGCAGGCGGCGCCGAAGACGAAGGCCGGGTTCCGTACCGTCCCACTGACGACGACGGCGCTCGAGGCGGTCCGCTTCATGAAGGCGAAGTGGAAGCCGAAGGCGACGCACTCGCGGATCGGCGACGGGTACGACCTGCACATTGAGGAGCTCGTGTTCCGCGGGAAGCGTGGCGCGGCGCTGAACATCAACAACCTGGCCCGGCCGTGGCACAAGGCCATCGTCCAGGCCGGCGTCGCCCGCGAGGTGAAGAACCCGGAGACGGGGCGGACCGAGTGGTGGCCGCGGATCTACGACTACCGGCACAAGGTGACGACGCGTCTGCACGAGGCTGGGGTGTCTGAGAAGGACACTCAGTCGGTGCTCGGTCAGGAGCGTGGTGGTCGGGTGACGTGGCTGTACACGCATGAGAGTGAGAACGCGCGGGAGAACGTGCGGGCTGCGCTGGAGGGTGGCGGTAGTGGACTCCGGGTCGTTGGGTGACCAGAGTGGGCTGGAATCCACAGGGAGTCCACAATCCCTGCTCGGAAAGTCTCGGCACTTCTCGGAGCCTCCCCGGCGGGAGGTAGGGCGCGGGAGTGGGAGTCCCTCGGAGGGTCTCGGAAACTCTCGGAAACGCTGCGTGACCTGGAAGGAAGCACTTACAAAGCAGATGTCGGCGGTTCGAAACCGTCCGCGCCCACCGGGGAGAAGTGCCAGGTGAGAGCCTGGTTTCGGCCCTCCAGATGTGATCATCTGGGGGGTCTTCCCGTGCCCGGAGTCCGCTAAGAGTCCACATTCCCAGCGATCATGCGACGTGGGCTCACCCGTCCGGGGGACTTGTTCGCGTGCAAAGGACAGCTAAAGTGCATCGTGGACGGGGCCGGTGCGTCTCCCCACGCGCGCCAGATGTACGCCGTCCACGTCCTGCGCTGTCCCGCTGGGGAGAGTGGGCACGCAGGGGACCCCCCGCCGCGAAAACCGGCGGGGGGTCTTGGCTTTCACATTAGACCGCCCCACCCCGTAATGGGGTGGGGCGGCTTTGCTCTGACCGAATCAGAGCGGGGACGACACGACCGCAGCGGATGTACGGACGCTGGTGGCCATCCCCTGCCCGCCCGGCAGTTTCCCGATCAGGCGGGCGCTCTATGTGCTGGGCCCATGAGGGGTACCCGTACCCCTCATGATCAACCCTTTTACGGTGCACCGTAAAGACTTTAGGATCATGGTCCGGCGAGCGTGGGCAGGTGCACCACCAGCCGATGCCAGCCGACCGCGTCATCGCCAGACGCAGGGCCATCGGCGACCAGATCCGTGGCGCCCGGCTCCACGCGAACCTCTCCCAGGAGGACGTCGCCCTCCGCGCCGGGATCCGCATCTCCACCGTGAGCGAGATCGAGCAGGGCCACCGTGCGGCACTGCTCGACAACTTGATCCGCATCGCCGACGCCATCGGTGTCCCGCTCGCCGATCTCGTACGCGAGTGAGCCCCGGCCGTCCGCCACGGGGGTAACGGACGGCCGGGGCGGACGTCCCTGCCCGCGGGCGATCGGCGGGGCCGCGGGCAGGGGGCTCATGGGTCGATCCGTGTGCGTGGCCGGCATTCGGGATCGCCGTCGCGGTGGCGGTGGTCGTCCGGCCTGGCGCCGCTGGTCGCGAACAGCTGCGGCACGGTCACGGCCTGCGCCATGATCGGCCGGTCGCAGCGGACGCAGATCCGTGTTCTGCTCGTCGTCGTCACGGTGTGCCTCCTGTCCATGCGCGGGTCAGCTGTTCGGTGTCCTCGGCGGTCCACTCGCCCACGACTTTGGCGCCGTCCCTGGCGGCGCAGACGAGGTGCGCGAGGATCGGCCAGCCGGGGCCGGACCCGGCTGGGCGGTGGCCGATGACGGCGTCCGGCGGCGGGGTCGTGTCGGGGCAGAGGGCGCAGGCCAGGGTGCTAGCCACGAGACACCTCCACCTCGGCGTAGGGGTTGCCGGGCGCCGGGGTCACACGCCAGAACGTCAACTGCACGGCGCGGAACGAGCGGTGCTCCGGATGCTGGCCGGTGTGCTTCAGCGCCCACACTTCGGCCGGCAGGCGCTCGCCTTCGGTCGCGCCGGAGGAGGCGCCGCACGTCGTGCACTGCGCCTCATGTATCGGCTTCGTCGGTGCGCCCTCGGACGTGTCGACGCCGAGGTGCCACTCAGCGGCTCTGACGATCGTGCGCGGGCTCATGCGAAGTGCTCCGCCCCGATGCCGCCCAGCAGCTCGTACAGCACGGGCACACGGCGTTTCTCGGCGCAGGCCCGGTGTGCGTAGACCGATAGGCCGGGCCCCGACGCGGAGCCGTGCTGCCGAACGCACACGTCGGCACCCGGCTCCGGGCAGTACGCGCAGGCGCGCCCGCGGGTCTCGTCGCTCACGCCAGCACCGCCCCGGGGGCGCGGCGCTGGCCGTTCAGGCTGGACTGATGCAGCAGCAGCGACAGGCGCGCGTACAGCTGCTCGGCCTCGCGGCTGGAGAGGACGAGGTCCACGGAGCCCTGCGGCTGGTCAACGCTCCAGACCTCCAGGGGTACGCGGATCTCGCCGGTTGTGCTGTCGCCGGTTGATTCGCTGTCCGGTCGTAATGAGGCGTGCCAGTGAGAGCCGACCATGGGGTCCCCCTGCGGGTGAGTGTCCGTTGACGGACGGTCACCGTAAGGGAGGTACCGGCGAGTAACGGGGACAGGTTGTCCCCAGTACCCGATGTCCCCCTAGCCCACGTCGCGCAGGCCGACCTTCTCCGCGAGCCGTGCGGCCTGCGGGCGCAGCGCTCGCGGCGCTCCCTGCCACAGCTCCGTCACCGCGGTCAGCGCAGACGGGGTGAAGCGCACCGTCTCCGCGCCGATCTCGTGCGCCATCTGCATCACGTGCAGCGCCGCCGTGTGGTCGCCGCGCTGCAGGTGGCCGCGGGCGACCTCCACCCACAGGCGGGCCCGGCGCTCCACCGACGGCATCGCGTCCGGGTCGATGTCGTCGGCGGCGGACAGCGCGCGTTGGCTGGTCTTCAGGTCAACGGCCACGCTGATCTCGTGGAAGTCGACGTTGGCCCGACCGAACACCGTGGACGGATGCACGTAACTGGCGGGCAGGCTCTTGGCCACCTGGTCGCCTGCGCCCCAGAACCGCCACGCTTCCCTCTGCCGGCCGTCCCGTGCAGCCGTCACCGCGGCGTGCAACTGGAGCGCGCCGTAGATACCGCGCCAGTCGTCGGGCGCGGTGTCGAGGTGGGGGCGGATCAGGTCGGCGGCCTCGGTCACGACGCGCAAGGCCTCGTCGGCGTACGACGTTTCGCGGAGAATGTTGCCCATGTTCCAGGCGGCGGCTGCTATGGCGGCGGGCTGGTCGGCGTCCTGCGCGGCTGCCAGGGCGCGGTCGGCGACGACCCACGCCATCTCTCCGGGGGCGATGTAGGCGGTGGCCTGGCCGGTGAGCCGGTAGACATCGGCCACGGCTACGCGGGCTGCTCGCCGCTGGTCGCCGCTGGTGGCGCGGGCTGCCTGCTCGGCGTCGAGGATCAGTCGGGGCAACAGTCGCAGCACCTCGGTCCGGTTCTGTCCGGAGGCGTGCCACAGCGTCCATGTCTGGTCGATGCGGCCTTGGAGGCCGGCCACGTCAACGGGGCCGGAGGCCGGGGTGAGGGTGAGCCTGCGGTTCATCACGGCGTCCCAGACGGCGGGCATCTGCGGGTGGTGCAGGCGGCCGTGCTGGACGGGCTGTGCCACGTCGGAGGAGCCGGTGATGACCGAGGCGTCCGACAGTTGGAGCGCGCCCGCCAGTCGCAGGATCAGAGGGTTGGACCTGAGGGGGCGTTCACCGGACTCGATCTTCTTGAGCCAGTCGGGGCCTCGGCCGCACATCCCGGCGAGGACCTCGCGGGACATGCCGCGGGATTCACGGAGGACTCGGATGCGCTGGCCGATGGGGAGGTTGTCGGGCAGGTCCACGGTGTTCCCCTTCTCTGGCTGCTGGTTGGGCCAGGGTACGGCCGGAGCCGTGGGACGGGGAACGGTGCGCGTTACGGGTACTGCCTGCGCTGTGGGTCCAGTGCGAGAGGCAGCGGCCCGCCACCCGGCTTGTCGTCGGCGGGCGGCGCGCCGTCGCGGCGGCAGACCTTCGCGTCCGGGTCGTACTCCGGCGTCTGCCACGAGTAGCCCTCAGGACAGGATTGACCAGCAGGACCGGGCGGGCCCTGCTCGCCCCGCTCTCCCTGGGGACCAGGGACCGTGGAGTCCGCACCGGGCGGACCCGCGGGGCCAGGGACTGTGGAGTCGGCTCCAGGCGGGCCGGTGACTGTCGCCCCGGGCGGACCGGCCGGCCCCGGGATCGGCGTTGGTGTGGGAGCGGCCTTACCCGGCTTTCCTGGCGGGCCGGTCACGGTTGCACCGGGCGGACCCGGCGGGCCGGGGATCGGCACCGGCACCTCAGTCCGCTGCGGCAGATCATCGACCGCCCGTGCCGGATCCGGCGCCGCCGGCGTATCCCCCCGCGCCTCGATCTGTGCCCGCAGCACCCGCACGTCACCAGCCAGCGTGCTGACCGCGGTACCCCGGCGGTTCGCCTCGCTGGCCAGCTGCGCGGCGCGCTCGTCAGCCGCGTCGATCCGCAGCCACACCAACAGGACCGCGCCGGACAGGACAGCCAGGGTGGCGGCCACCGCGAGGGACCGCCACCGGCGGGTGAGTATCCCTTCTGCTCGATGGGTCGGGGTCACGGTGTCGGCCCTCCTCGGGCGGCGGTCAGTTCGGCGATTTGCCGGTCACGGTTGGCGATTTCGGTTTCCAGGCGGGAGATGTGGCCCAGCAGCTCGGCTTTGTCGGCGCGGGCTGCGGCGAGTTCTGCGTAGGCGGCGGTCAGCTTCTCCCGCAGGTCGGCGCGTTCCTCTTGAAGTTCGTTGACCAGGCCGCCGTAGCCGGTCATGACGACGCCCTGGTGGTTCGCGCGGTTTTCACCGCGCTTGCCGATCCATGCGCCTATGGCCGCTGCGAGCCCGACGAGGATTGTGCCGAGCGCGCCGTAGGTCGCAGCGTCCACAGGGTTCCTCCGTTGTGCTGTGCTTAGACGCCCTTGGCTGTGGAGGCGGAGTTCTTGTCGCCTATGACCTTGGCGAACAGGCCCTTCACGAGGGATCCGACGGCGGCGATCCCGGCCGCGCCGACGGTCTCCCAGAAGCTGGCGGAGAACATGTCGGCGGGGCCGGCCGCCAGGGCGACGGCGCCTGCGGCGGCGAGGAAGGTCCACAGGATCCGCTCGGTGAGGTCCTTGGCGTACGTCTGCGCGGTCTTCGTGATGTCGTTCATGCGGGTTCCGTTCTCGTGATGGCCTGCCCCGGTGGGGGTCAGGACGTGGTGGTGTTGGCGCCGGTCACGTTGACGGCGACGGTGACGACCGCGGTGGCGATGGCCTGCTCGACGATCGGAGCGAGGAGAGGGCCGAGTGCGTCGGCGAGTTCGTCGGGGTCGACGACGCCCTTCTCCTTCATCTCCTCGAGGAGGACGACCGCCCGGCGGCTGGACTCCACTCCGGTCTGGATGGCGTACCCGAGCGACCAGTGCTTGTTGGTCTCGTAGTCGGCGTTCGCGTGCGGCGGGCGCGCGGCGGGCACTGCGTCGCGGGCGATGATGCGGTCCAGGTCGCTGTTCTCCAGCACGCCGCCGCCTGCAATCAGCATCTGTACGGTGGCCTTGGCGACGCGCTGTACGTCGGCATCGGTCAGGGGCATGTCGTCCTCCTCGGACGTAGAGGTCGGTCGCGGGGCGCCCTTCTGCACCCACGCGTACAGCCGGGCACCAGGGCACGCGGTCGCGTAGCCGTCCCGATGGCCCTTGATCTCTGAATCGGCGCCGTTCTTGCGGAGCAGGTCGATGCCGTCGCGGATCGCGTGGAGCATCGGGTCGGGCGGGTCGGTCAGCCCGGAGGAGCCGACGAGCCCGAGGACCGCGTAGTGCTGGGAGTTGAGGGTGGCGTTGCCGTTCGCGCCGGTGCGGCGGCCGATGCCGCGGCCCTCAAGGAGGTAGCCGTGCGGGCAAGCGGCGTAGTTGTACGCCACGTCCGAGTAGTTCTCGGTCGGGTGATTGAGGTGGGAGGTGCGGATCGCCTTCCACTCGGCAATGCACGCACTGTGGTCGGTGAGTAGCCGGGTGGAGACGTGGGTGCCCTCGTAGTGGACTTTCACCCCGCGGGTCGTGGACTGGCGGGGCGCGGCCGAGGCGGGCCACCCGAGCTGTGCGCGCGTGACGAGTTTCATGGGCGTGCCTTTCAGATGAGTCGCGCGTAGCGGGGAGCGATCGAGATGGTTCCGCCGCCGCCGTTCCGGCCGCCGGTCGTGGCGCCCGACGTGCGCCGGGACTGGATCTCGAGCTTCACGTCCGGGTTGTTCACGTCGAGCGGCAGGACCTGAGCGGCGAACTGATAGCTGAAGGTGGCGGCGACCGTGCCGGACATGACGACCGCGCCGTCGAGCAACACCCGCCACTGGCCACCCGTGTTCACGCCCGACACCTGGTCACCGATGAACACCAGCCCCAGATCCAGCGACCCGGTCCGCGGGGCGAACAACGTCTCCCACACCGTGATGAAGCTGGTTTCGTCCATCATCGGCATCGCGTACAGCGCGGTCGGGAAGACGGCCAGCTCGTCCCGCATATCCAGGGCCGGGCTCCGGCGCTGCAGCTGCTCCAGCTGCCGCTCCATACGCGCGATGCGCTGCAAGATGTTCGGGGTGGAGGCGTAGGCCGGCATGTCACACCGCCGTGCAGGTGAGGGTCACGCGCTCGGGGCCGCGTGACGGGATGGCGTCGATGGTGACGATGCGGAGGACCTGTTCGCGGCCGCCGGGCATGCGGTGTGAGTCCTCGATGACGAACAGGGCCTCGTCGCCGACGGAGTAGCTGCCGAAGGCGGGGTCGGCGTCGGCTTCCACGGTGAACCGGGGCTGCACCATGGCCCGCGACTTTGCGTTGACGTCGCCGTTCGTGAGGGCCTGGAGCTGTGCCTGCTGCGTCACCCCGTCCCAGCGGGTGACGGACTCCAGCAGTGGCCAGCCCGAGTTGAGGAGGTCGGTGGCCTGCGCGACGGCCTGGAGCGTGTCGTCTCCGTCACCTTCGCCGATGCCGCTGGTTTCGGTGGCCAGCTCGGTCGCGTTCTCCGGCCAGTCGTAGTCCACGATCGACGAGGCGGTACCGCCGTGCGCGAACACGAGCCCGGAGTTGGCGACGGTGCGGCCGCGGCGCGGGTACCAGACGCGATGTCTCTTGTACCGGCGCGGGGGCTGGTTGTTCGCTGCCGACGTCCAGCCGACTTCGACGCCGAAGTCGAACCCGTCCTCGGCCTGCGCCAGGTCGCTGATCGCCTTGTAGATTTCGTGCCGCTCGTGCCCCGGGTAGGTGGCCGTCCGGCTGATCCCGGTCGGCGTGCCGGTCAGGAGGTTCGTGGCGATGCCCGGGTTCCCGGACGGCTGGTTGTGGGCGTAGACGAGGAGGGACCAGACGAGCCACATCTGCTCGGTGTACAGGCGCTGGCCGAGCGGCATGAGGTCGGTGTCCGTGACCTTGGCCGCGTCGGTGGACAGGGTCTCCTTGATGTAGCGGCGCTGGTAGTAGGACAGGAACTCGGCGCACTGAATGTCCCGGCCGCTGCCCGTGGGGCTGGGGGTGCGGGTCCACAGGATGCCTGCCCAGACGATGACGCCGTCCCGGTCGACGTACACCGCTGTGCGGCCCGGGACCGTGGCGGCTTCCGGGTCCAGCGGCAGGGTCTCGTCCGCGTACGGCACATGCGCCCGCAGCGTGCCGATGCCGTTCAGGATCGTGCCGTACGACACGTCGGTGAGCGGCAGTTCGGCGAGGAGCGTGTCCGTCATCAGGTCGCAGAACAGGTACGTGTACGTGTGCTGCACGTCGCCCGGCTCCTGGACGCCGAGCGCGCTGGCAAACATCAGCTCGGTCATGCGACCGGCTCCACAATCAGCTGGCCGTCAGACACACGGGTCACTGACCCCGGTGTGCCGGCCGAGGACACGTTCCACTGCGGGGTGATGGTGAGACTCGCGCCCGGAGACATGCCGGACAGCACGTAGGAGCGGCTGGCGTACGTCCGGCTGCCGGCGGTCGCCACGCTGTTCTTCTCGGAGGCGCCCATCGTGGACGCGCCGGATGCGCGCCACGTCGCCCAGGCCGTGCTGTTGCTGGTGTTCGTGTTGGCCACCGCAGCACTGACCGTGACCTTCACCTGCCCCGACGGCGGGACCGTCACGGTGACGGGCGGCCACTGCGCGGAGGTGAAGTCGACGAAAGCGCCCGCAGTCCCGAAGCTGGGCATGGCCACCTGCTCGGACACCGACGGCCGGATCTGCTCCCGCACCTGCCGTTTCGTGCCCGCCAGCTGGCCGACTTCGAGCGCGTCCGTGTCGGTCAGGTACAGGACCTGGCCCGGGTGCAGTCGGTTGGGTGCGCCGTTGGAGGCGACGGGCAGGATGCCGCCGAGGCTGGTGGAGAACTGCCTGATGTCGGTGATGTTCGCGGCGGCCACACTGGTCTGCGACGGGCCGATCGCGATGTCGGCCAGGATCTGCGCGTTCGGCGGCAGCGACGGCCGGGCCGCCGCACCAGCCGAAGCCGCATAGGTTCCCTGGATGACCTCGAGCCGCCACTCCGAGACGGAGCCTGCGGTCTCGGCGTCGTACACGCTCGCGACGACGCAGTCCTTGCGGTACTGCCCGGCCCCGCCCGCTGGGGCGATGGTGAGCACAACGTCCGAGTCGTTGACGCACACGTAGGTGCCCTGCCCGCCGGCGTCGTGGTTGTCGATGTAGCACATGCCCGCGGACACGATGACGGTCATGTTCGGGGTGGCAGCGGCCTTCACCTTCAACTGCTGGTTGGTGTAGGAGGGGCGCACGCCCTGCCGGATACGCAGCGGCGTGGCCTCGTCCACCAGAAAGCCGGGGTACCCGAGCAGGCTGGAGATGACGAGCCGGTCCGTGCGTGCCGGATAGCTACCGGCCTGCATCCAGGCCGGCGGGTTGATAGCAGCCATGAGTGGCCTCCTTACAGGCTGGTGTCGCGCCAGGTGACGGTGAGCAGGGACGGGGTTCCGGAGCCCCCGGATACGGGCCCACCCCTGTATGCGAGTTCGTTGGAGCCGGGCTGGAGCAGGGGCCAGGTGGAGCCTGCGCGAACCCAGGAGCGGCGGGGTGTGCTGCCCATGTAGAGGACGGCGCGGGTGCGGGTGTCGATGAGGAGGTACTCCCCGTCGCCGAGGGTGGCGTCGATGACGAGGGTCTGGCCGGTGGTGACCTGCTCGATGGACGGGTTGGCGACGGGGCCGTCGATGCGCAGGACGGGGTAGGCGTCGGATGCTCCGTCGTTGACGGCAGTGAGGCGGCCGGACTCCCCGGCGTCGCCGTACGTACGGTCGGTGCCGGTGATGGTGCGGACACTGGTGGAGGCGTTCGGGGTGCCGGTCCACGACCAGCCGTAGCCGGTCATCGACCCGTCGCCGTAGGCAGGCAGGACCGAGTCAGGGGCGGCCATCGCGGCGTCTGCCCACCAGACGGTGCCGTTGGTGGAGGTGAACGCGATACCGATGCGGTCCACGGTCTGCCCGGCGGCGACCGTGTACGAGCTGGTGATCCGGGCCCAGGTTCCTGCGGCCGGTAGCGAGCCCAGCGCCTGAGAGTTGACGGTGGTGGTGCCGTTGCGCCAAGCGATCTGTCCGGCGGTGACGCCCGTCGGGATCTTCACCCAGATGCCGACGTTGACGACCGCGCCAGCGGCCTGTGTCGCGATCGTCCACGTGGTGCCTGCCGCGCTGTCGGCGGTGTGCACGTGCTCGATCGCTGCCGTGCCGGAGAACCGCTGAGTGGTGACGCGGGTGCGGGTGATCGACGGGCCGTACGTCTGTGTGTCGGTGAGATCGATCTCGGCGCTGGGGTTCAGCACGAGGTTCGTGGCTGGGGCCACGCCCGAGTACGCCAGCGGGTAGGTGCGCCCGGCCGCAGGCGAGTACGCCGATGTGGACGCCATCTGCTCGTCCAGGCCGTAGAGGTACGGGTCCGCGCAGTACACCTCCAGCGCTGCGGTGCCGGTGCGCCACAGATGCTCGGCGTCGTAGGGGATCGATCGGCGCCGCACCTTCCCGTACACCAACATCCCCTGATCCAGGAACGCCAGCGGTGCCGGCACTGTCTGCGGCTGGGTGGCGTTCCGCAGGGCGAGCGTCATCTCCCGCAGCTCGTCCGGGGTGTCGGCGATCAGCGACAGGCCGAGCTGGACCACGCGGGCGCCGGTGGTGTCCGGGCCGGTGTAGTCGCCGTGCTGTCCCGGCCGGGGGACGTCCTCGGGCCGGATGTCGGGCAGGTCGTCGAGGCCGACGATGGTGGTGACGTGGTAGCGGGAGCCGGGGCCGAAGGTCAGGTCCCCCCAGGCGATCCGGCCCAACTTCTGGTTAGCCATGGGTGCCTCCGACCAGGCCCTGCCACGACAGAGCGTGCAGGATGCCGTCCGGCGAAGCGTCCGACCCGGACAGGTAGAAGTTGTTCGTCGTCCCGGCCGGTGAGGCAGCAGCCATGCCGCGGCCGGGCAGCGTGCCCATGGCCCCGGTCAGGCTGACCGCGCCGAGCATGCCGGGCATCTCCCGCGTGATCTGTCCCAGGCGGGTGCGCAGGTCGCCGACGGTGGAGTCGATCCCGGCGATCAGGCCCTGCATGATCAGGCGTCCGGCGGGGGCGAGGAGGCGGGCGTCCTTGTCGGCCGGGCCCTTCCAGTCGGGGATCAAGTTGGTGATGCTGTTGAGGAGGCCGCGCAGCTCGCTCATGCGGGCCCTGATTCCGGCGAGCAGTCCGCCGATCAAGCGCCAGCCCGCGTTCCACAGCAGGCCGCCGAGGTCGCCGACGGCGTTGCGGATGGCTTCTGGAATTCCCCGGAACATGTTGGTCACGCCGCCCAGAGAGCTGGCGACTTGCTGCGCGAATCCGACTACGGAGCCCACCAGTTGCCAAAGCTTTCGGGTTGCGATCCCTATGTTTTCGGACACTGCAGATCGGAAGCGTTCGAACCTTTGGGCCATTTGGCCGATCTTCTCGGACGTCATCCGTGAGGCGGTGGCGATGGCGGTGACGTATTTGGAGTTGAGGATCTCCGAGACTTTGCGGACGACGGGGATGACGATGTTTTCGAGCAGCCAGTGGACAACGCCCAGGACGAAAGACAGCGTTTCAAGGGCCGCCTTCGTGAACTTGATGGCGAACGGCATCTGCTCTTTGAAAATCCTGGCGATGTCGAGCAGGATCGGGCCGAGCTTCTTCAGCACGGGGAGTAGCTCGGGGCCGACTTCCCGGATGAAGTCGCGGAGTGGCGGGCCGATCTCCTCGATGACGGGGGCGAGCTGGATGAACGCCTCGCGCAGGAGCGGCATGGCCTGGTCGATCAGCTCACTCGCTGTGCGGACGATCTGCTGAAGGATGGATTGGAATTCCTTGGATGCGGTCAGTCGCTCGAATGCCTCGGAGAGTTCTTCGAGAATGAAGAACAGGGAGCCCGCTTCATTGGTGACGCCGCCGATAATGTTTCCGAGGCCACCGAAAATGTTGCGGACGATTCGCCCGAGCTGAGAGAACATGTCGATCGCGCCGTCGATCGACTTTTCCAGCTCGCCGGACTCGAACGACTTGGTCAGGGAGTCGGTGATCCGGGCGGATACCGAGTCGGCCTTCTTCGCGATCCGTTCCAGGGAGGGGCCGGATGCTGCGGCGAGAGTGCCGAGCGACGTGACGATCCGGCCCGGTACCTTGTCGAGAGTTTCCAGCGACTTGATGGCCGAGTCCACCGCGCGGCCGAGGGTGCCCGACTCGCCCAGGTCGCGGGCCGCGGCACCCACTCCCTTCGCCATCCGGTTGAGGGTGTCGCCGGTTTCGAGGAACGCGCGCTTCAAGTCGGGCGCCACGACCTTGGCGGTGCGCTCCATCTCGGAGCTGAGCCCGGCGAACACGCGGTCCTGCACCTGCTTGCGGAGCTTGTCCAGCTCCGGAGCCATCTTCCGCAGGCTGTCGGTGAACTTCCTGGCTTCCGGGGACAGTTTCTTGATCGCCTCGGCGTACGCCTCCGCGCCTTCCGGGTCCAGCGCCGCAGTGATCGCGTCCTCGACACCGATCATCGCGACCTTCAGCGTGGCGGTCGCGAGCTTCAGCGTGGCCAGCGCGGACACGCCGACCGCGGCGGCCGGCGCGATGTTCGACAGCGTCGCCACCAGGCCGGCCACCAGCGGCAGCAGCGCACCGGCCGCGAGCCCTGCGGTGGCGAACGGGGCCGCGAGCCCGGCGAGCTTGGGGATGATGCTGACGACGCGGCCGAGCCCTTCACGGATCCGGCGCAGGTTTTGGTCGGCGTCGTCGGTGTCGACGTCCACGTCGATGTCGACGTCGGTGTCGTCGACCTGGCGGGCTGCGGCCCGGATTTGTGCGAGCTGGCGGAGCGCGCCGCCAACGGACGCCCGGACGTTGATGTTCGGGTGGGTGTGCTGGAGCCGGTCGAGATGCGGTTCGAGGCGGGCCATGCGGCGCAGAGCCTCGTCGATGCTGATGTCGACGCCGATGCGACTGTTGGCCAGTTCGTCGAGTTCGCCGCGGACGCGGGCCAGGTCCCGATCCACATCCGAACTGTCCGCCGTGATGGGGATGTCCGGGATGTTGCTGACGGTGTCGCGGAGTTCGCGTCGCAGGGACGAGCCGAGAGCGGCGCCGACGGAGGAGCCCTGCCGTGTGGCGTCGGCTACGAGGCCGGACGTGTTGGCCAGGTTGACCTGCAAGTGCGACACGAGGTTCGGCAGGTTGATGTCGTCAGCCACCGCAGGTCACCTCCTACTGCCATGCGGCCATGGCCATGAGGCCGGGACCGGAATCTGTACGGGACGGGGTTGAGCCGCTCGTGGAGTGGGCGGCGCAGTGCTGGTCGGCGAGCGTGAGGATCTGCGCCTGCGTCATGTCCCAGAAGTCGACGGGAGGAATGTGGAGGGCACCGACGGCGAAGTAGTAGAGCTCGCCCCAGGGGTAAGGCCCGGCGTCAAGGTGCTGATCGCCGGGGCTGGTCCGTTTCCCCGGTGCTCCAAGGCCTTCGACAGCGCGGCCGAAAAGGCCTTCACGTAGTCGGTGAGCTGCCCGGGGTCGAGGAGGTCCGCGAGGTCGACGCCGTCTGTGCGACGGCGGAACACGATGTCCGACACGGTCCGCTTGCCCTTGGCGTCCACGTGCTCCCGGATGTGCGGCTCGAACCCACCCGGTCCGACACTGCCGGCACCGAGGATCTGGAGCAGGGGGCCGAAAGCCGCGCCCTGGCCGGTGGAGTCGATCGCGTTCTGTACGGCGGCGACGGACCCGAAGCGGGCCTCCAGCAGGGCGAGGGCGCGGAAGGAGTAGCGGAGCTGGATGGTGGTGCCGTCGGAGAGCTGGACGGTGGTCCCGTCGGCAAGGAGGTCAAGGCCGGTCGTCATGGTGGTGTCCCTACGTGAGTGCCGGGTTTCGGCCTGCGGGTGAGGGGGGCGCCGGGCGGGCGCGTGGGCGGGCCCGCCCGGCAGGATCAGGCGATGGCGGCCGCGGTCTCATTGATGACGGCGGACAGCCACTTGCCGTTGGACAGCAGCGGGGACGCGTCGGCCGTGAACGAGATCGTCCTGTAGTCCTCGTTGGCGAACCCGACGTCCGGGAAGGCGCTGAGCGTCAGCTTGTGGAGGATCCAGTGGAGGTCACCGCCGACGATGTCGACCCCGTTGGGCGGGGTGACACCCTCCAACTTGAAGGGCGGCAAGTTGGCGTCGTCGCCGGACAGGTCCCACGTGGTGACCTGCGCCGGGGTGGTGCCCGAGTCGGTGACCGCGCCGCCGACGATCGCGGCCAGCACGTCCAGCGACACCTTGGCGTGGGTGACGGCCACCTGAATGTTTGAGATTGCCGAGTTAGTGTCCAGCTTCGTGTTGTCGCCACGCAGGGTCTTGACCTCCACCTCACCGGTGATGGCCATCTCCTGGATACCGGGCACGTCGAGCGGCGTCCCGTAGGTCGCGGCGCCCCCGGACGGGTCGGCAGTCAGCGGCGAGATCTTCGCGTCCTGCACTGAGTAGATCTTCGATACGCGGGAGATAGGCATCTCGGGTTCCTTCCTGGTGCCGGGGGTCGGCCCGGACGGGGCGGGGTCAGACGATGTCGGTGGGGGCCGTCTGCGGATGCTGCGGCTCGGTAGGCGGCGCCGGGTCCTCCACCGGCACTGGCTCGGGAACCTCGAGCACCGATTCGGGGATGAGTGCGGCCAGGGCCTCATCCACGGGCCCGGCGGCCTGCGGCGGGATGACCGAGTCGACGAGCCACCACGTGGTGCCGGGCCGTCCGGGCGTGGTGTAGACGACGACCGCGCCGTCGGTGACGCCGGCCGGGTTGGGGCAGCGGAGGACGGTGGCGCCCGCCTCGGGCGGCCAGTTGGGGCCGAGGTAGGGGATGACCTGCTCGCGCGGCAGTTGGACGTAGACGATGGTCATGCGGGGAGTACCTCCGAGCGGAGCATCTGCCGGTGGATCGCGACGGTGATCGAGGAGCGGATCCTGTTGTCCTCGATGGGGAAGCGGTCGATGTCCTGCACGCGGACGGCGGTGACCTTCGCCGGGTGGGCGGGGAG